TTGTCGTAGTCGGCCACCGTTTTATAGTTGGCCAGCAGTTCCTTGTCGAACTCGGCCTTCTTGTCCTCGGGCAGGGTGATGCCAAAGGCTGCCAGGATGTCGTGGATGTTCTTCATGGTGTCATCTCCTAAAATAATATTTACCCCGGGTTTTCCCCGGCATGGGATGCCCCCTTTGCAACGCCGGAGGCAGCGTACTGGCGCCCGCCCCGGCCTCGCGCGGCAGGGGAGAGCATATAAAAAAGGCCCCTGCCCGAAGGCAAAGACCTTTGCGATGTTTGATAAAATGCAGACAGTTACCGAGGGGAAATGGATTCTCGTTGCTTATAGTGTGGGCATTTCTTTTTACGCATCCAAATGTCAGGAGGAATGAAGTCGGGATAATGGCAGCAACGAAACACCCCGTCTTTGTATACATATTCCTGCGCACAGAAAGCGCATTGGCCCAAGAAAATCATTCCGTAATCTTCGAGGTCGACGGGTCGTTCCATTCATGCAACTCCATTCTTACGCCATACTTTCGGCAAAGGCGGCGCATTGCCAAACGTTGAATTAAGTATTCGCCTTCTTCAGGGGTAATAGATCCTGCATCAATTCTACGCAAAATTTGTTTTTGGAAACGATTTGCGAAGGCATAAGCCTCGCTGTTCATTTCCTGCACACTTGCAGGTGTTTTTTTCCAAGTCGAAGGCTGATCAATTACAAAAACGCCGTGCGTATGCGTTGAAACATGGACACTTGCAATGTGGTGCTTGTACAGCATATATATGTCTGCAGGTGACGGAGGTCCACCGCTGGGATGGTTGTGTGATGTATAAGCTCCATCCAGCAACTGCGCTTCTTCTTGGGAAAAGCTGACGCGGTTCGCTGTTCCAATTTTCTTGAAAAGAAATTTCCCATCTGAAGTGTACACAAGAAGTTCTTCATGGTCAAGATAACGCAGCTGGTCATCGTACAGAAAATGGGGAGAATCTTCGAAATAGCCTGCGGTTTCGTTTTTCCCTTTTGAAAACCCACTCACCCACAGCCGCTGCTCCTGCGTGCGCAGCCCAACGCCCTTGCTGAAGACGTCGTACTGCAGCCCAAGCTGCCGCAGCCGGATCTGCGCGGTCTGCAGCTGCTTAGCGTCTCCTGTGGCCTCTGCCACAAGAATACGGTTCTTCTGGGCGCGGATGCTGCGTTCGATCTGGCGCTGCTTCTGGGTGGCCTCGTAGCCGGTGTAGTGCTTGCCCTGCCAGGTCACGCCTTCGGCCGGGCCGCCGCTGCCGTCGGTTCGGGCGCCGGTGTGGGCGGTTACCTCCACAAAGTTTTCAAACCCCTGCTGTACCATCTCGTCCATGCGGGCGGCCTGCAGCTGCAGGCCGGTTTGGTTCACGCCGGTCAGCACCGCGCGCCGCACCGCCACCTCTAAGGTGTCCCGGTGGCCGCTGGGGTATTCGATGTACTTCATCTCCCGGGCCAGCTCGTTTACAGCCTGCCGGATGCTGGTTTTGTAGTCGAAAGCGCCGCTGCTCACCTGCAGCCACGCCCGGTCCAGCGCATCTTCAAATTGCTTGGTCACCGTGTTGGCGGTGGTGGCGGTCAGGTTCTTCCAGCTGCCCACCGTCTGGCGGTAGCCGGCATTCAGCAGATTGAGCAGCACGGCCGATTCGTTGACCGGAACAGGCTGCAGCCCCATGGCGCGGTAGGCATCATCGTCGGCGGCAAGGGTATCGGTACCGGCCTGCTGCAGCAGTCTGCGGATCTCGGCTTCGCTTTTGCCGCTGTATTTGGCCAGCAGCTTTACCGTGTCCATCCGCAGCGCCCGGGTCTGCTGCAGCCGCCACAGCTGCCACGCGGCCGTGTCGGTCAAGCCGTCCATCTTGCCAATGCGGCGGGCCACATCCCGCAGGATGTCATCCTCCACCTGCTGCCACAGCGCCACCAGCGCGTCAGGCAGCGCCTGCAGATAGTCCGGGGTCAGCATGGGTTATTCCTCCCCAAAGGCGTTAAAAGCAAGCTCTTCCTGCTTTGCGGGCATCATCTGGGCAGCTTCCTCTTCGCTTACGCCGAAATACCAGCTGAGCAGCAGTTCGGGTTTGAGGATGTTGCTGTCAGTAAGCTGTTTGCGGCGGGCAAACTCCACGCCAGTGTCCTCAAAGATACTGTCGCCGAAGGTGGCAGCGGGCTCTGCTTTGCCGGCCGGCGCCAGGCCGTACAGGCTGGCATAGATGTCAAACCAGTACAGTACATCCAACAGGCCGTCCTTCAGGCCACGGTCCTGCACTGCCTTTACCGTGTTGTAGGTAGTCTTGTCTTCGCTGATCACCTGCGTGGCGGTGACTTTTCCGGTCTTGACGTCAATCTGGAAGGTACCGGGCGAGAAGCCGGCCTGCACCTCCAGCAGCCGCAGCTGGGTGTCCAGCATCCGCTGGTACTGCTCTACCCGTAGCTCGGGGGTGTAATCGTCCCACGGCTTTTCGGACCGGTCCATGTCCAGAGACAGGAAGTAGTCGCCGGTCACATCCTTGACCGGAGTGGTAGCGGCGGTTTTGGCGGCATTGCCGATGTTGGCTTTGGGATCCACTGCGGCGTAGTCCACGATCATTCGGCGGCGACCGGTGTCACGTTCCCACAGAAAGTCGCACCAGGTACGGTCCAGCTCCCGGATGCTTTCAACGGCATTGGCGTACAAGCTTACCGGCCAGTGGCTGGCGTCTACCGTGTTGGTGAAGGGCATGCGCAGCACGCCGAAGTAAGGCCGGTCTACCCCGGTAAAAAGCATTTCAGGTTCCAGATCGGCCCAACGCGCCACTGCACTCAGGGGCATTTCGCCCCCCAGTTCGTCCACATTCTTCAGCCGGTAAGCCTTGTTGGTTACCTGCAGACCGTCGGCGGTAAGGGCAAAACGTTCCAGCCGTACTGCCTGATGTCCGGAAGCAAGCGGCTCGTAATCGGTAAAAAAGCCTTCCAGAATACGCCCCTTGGGCCCCCAGCGGGTCACATAGATCCGACTGCGGGGGATTACCTCGCAAAAGATACTGCCGCCCGACACATAGGGCTTCAAGCAGACCATGCCGCCCACGCCGGCAAGCTGTACCGCCTGCCACAGCTCGGGCAGCAGGTTTGCTTCGGCTTGGGTGCGAATAAATTCGCCCCGGGCACCGCTGCCGGCATCCAGGGCGATCTCGTTGGTGGCCAGAGTGGCCAGATAGGAAGTGATGGCCTGTGCCATCTTCAGGCTGTGTTTGGGCTGGTCGATCAGGTAAAACAGATTGTCCCAATCCTTCACGGCCTGCGCCAGTTCGGTGGACAGGTCGGCGCCCAGCCGCCGAGCCTGATCTCTGCCAAGTGTTTTCATCAGTGACCTCCAAAGTGTTTGTAACAGGCCCATGGTCATGCACCTCTGCGCTTCCAGACGCGTTCCAGGGCGTAACGGACTGCGTCGATATGGTGGTTGTTGGCGTCAGGATATCCCGGCAGCACTTCGCCGGTGCGCTTATCCCGTTCGTATTCGTATTCGCTGAACTCCCGGGCCGTTTCGGGGCAGCGCCCGGGGTCAATCACAATGGCATTAAGGCTTTGCAGCCACTTCACGCCGGCATTTACACTGCCGGGACCTTTTTCGGCACCGCGGCAAGGCAGCCCCATGGTGCGGTAGTCGCCGCAGCTTTTTTCCTCGGCGCTATCGGCGGTCAGATATTCGCCGGCGTCTGGGTCGCGGCAAACGCCGCGGTCCAGCAGCAGGCGGCCGGTGTCCTGATTGGAGGTGCGCAGCCGCTGCAGCTCGTCGTACAGATACAGCACACGCCGGCCGGCATCGTAAGCACAGGCGTTATAGGCCCATGGGTCAGGGTACCAGCCCCAGTCCACGCCGTGATACCTTCGATCGAAGCTGCGCACAAGTTTTTCGTCAATGGGTTCGATTCGCAGATTTTCAAATACCGCGCTGCCACTGCCCACTACCTCGCCCAGGTATTCGTGGCGGTAGGCGGTGTCGCTTTTCTCCCGTAGGCGCGCGGCGTCGGCCAGAAAGCGAGGCCCCAGCCATTCGACAGGGGTGGTCAGGTAAGTGGAATGGTGGATCAGCTTGCCCGGCCGCGCCTCACGGGCGTATTGATTGGCCCAGTTGCGGGCAGCTGCCGGAGGATTGAAGCTTTTGAAGGTGAACGAAAAAGGCCCGCCGCGCAGGCAGGACTGTTCGATGTTGCGGATCTCTTCCGGGCCGGAGAACTGGTCCAGCTCCTCGAACCACAGCACACCGATATAGCCAAATGGCACCTTGATGGACTTGATCTTGTCCGGGTTGTCCAGGCCGCGAAAATAGATCTTCTGCCCGGTGGGTTTGTAGGTGCATTCCATGGGGCTGACCGTGCAGTGCCACAGATGCGCCATACCCAATGCAGAAAGACCCCAGCAGATCTGTGCATACACACTGTTGCGCAGGGTGTCGCCGACCTTACGCATGGCCACAGCGTGGCATTCCGGGTGCTGCAGCAGAAGCAGCGGCAGCTCGATACCCACAAAGCTGGACTTTGCGCTGCCGCGGCCACCCTTAGCCAGAAGTTCGTCGGCAAGGCCAGCCTTGATGGCCCGGTGTGCATCGTAAAAAGCAGGTGAGATGATCTGGCTGATTTTACAGGTCGTCAATGATCTGCACCCCCGCGTGACTTGATGTGGTGCGTTCCCGCAGCTCAAAATACAGTTTGATGGCCTGAATATCGCCGCAGCCGCACCGGCGCAGCAGTGCTTTCCAGACGGCTGCCAGCTCACTGTCGGCGTACTTGCTGATCAGTCCATCCAGATAAGCGCGAAACTCCGGCTGATCCAACCAACGGTAGAAGGTGGACCGTGCAACACCGCACTGCTCGCACAGCTGGGTGACAGTGCCGCAAAAGTCAGGATTTGCCAGCATTTCCGCCAGCTGGATCTGCTTTTTGTTCAAGCCTGTTTTGTTCGATTTTGTAGCCACGGTCACCACCTCTCTTGTAAGTAAAATAAAAGCCCGGCAGAACACGGACGGAAGAAGGAAAAAGAAAAAGGAGTGTTGAGCTTCTCCGGCCTGCCGGGGCAGTGGCCGTTTCTAACGCTTGGCCGGTGCGTTGCCTTGTGGCGTGGCGAAGGTGGTAGGAGTCGAACCTACGACACGCGGTTTTGGAGACCGCTGCTCTTTCCCTCTGAGCTACACCAACACGAGAAAAGCCGCCCGGGTGTACCGGACGGCCAGTTATCAGCAATAACAGTATAGCACCGAAGTATGTCCTTTTGGTTTCACGCAGAAAATTATTTGCGCTGATCCAGCAGCCAGAAGAATTTACGCCGCGCCTCGTAAAACGCCCGGCGGGGCAGTGCGGCCGAGGGCAGATACTCCCACGGTACGCCCTCGGTCACATTGCGCAGCAGCTCCTTGGCGCAGCTGGGAGCGGCCAATGCGGCGGTCTGCTCGATCAGAGCGACGTCGGCGGCATATCGCAGCGCCTTTTCGGCCCGGCGGCCGGTGGGATCTCCCACCGTGCTGGCATGAGGCATGCCATCCCAGTTCTGACCGCTCAGATCCCGGGCGTCGGTCAGTTTTTGCTTTTTCTCAGGGTACTGGCGGCAGAAGTACTTCAGTTCACGGTATCGCTCCCGGCTGATCTCGTAGCAGCCAAGCGACAGATCTCGCTCGTTCATCGGCATCACCTCCCAACAACTCAGGGCTTCAAATTACATTCCGGGCAGAAATGCCGGATGTGGACGGATAAAAACGTTTTGCCGCAGCGAAGGCAGACGGTGGGCTTGCCGCTGCGCTTTGCGGCCGCGCTGACGGCGCTGTGGGCGCGCTTGGCCAACGCGGCGCAGGCGGGATGGTACTTCCGCTTGCCGTCCACCGGAATGGGCTTGCCGCACCAGGCACAGGGTTTAGTCTTTGGCATTGCGAAGCCTTTCCTCGTCGCAGGCCTGCCAGTAAGCGAGGGGCGCCGTCTGTTCGGGCGGCCCGGCCTCTTTACTGGCCCGCAGCACCATAACAAACCCAGTGACAACCCCCAGCAGGGTGCCCACTGTGGTGGACAGGGCTGCGGCGGTCAGGATAATGATCAAAAGCGATTGGGTGGTCATTGTCTCATTCCTCCCCATATGTCGCCAGCTGGCCCTGTGCGAACAGCAGCAGGCGCAGATCGTTCAGTGTCCAGTCGCCGCCAAGCCCCTCGCGGATGTCCCGCTGCAGACTGCCTTCCAGATACTGGCCCAATACGGCAGCGGTCTCGGCGGTGAGCACGACGGTTTTTGCCGCTTTTGGTTTGCGCTGCACCGGTTCGGCCTTTGGTGGTGCCGGCTTCGGGGCGGCCTGCTTTTTGAAACCCGGTTTCGGCCCGGGTTTCTTTTTGCGGAGGGGCTGGGCGTTGATGTTCGCAGTGGGCAGCTCGGCGGTATTGGCGAGCTGCAGTGCGTCGCCCACGGCGGCCGCGCCGTAAATGCCGCACAGCTCTTCAGCTGCGGCACGGGGGTTTTCGGCGTTGAAAACCTCTTCGCGGATCTCCACGATCTGTTCGGTGGTCAGTTCTTTCATTTTTTGTCCTTCCTTTGCGTGTTGTGTCAGTCGCCCCGATGCAGCCGGTACCGGCCGCTGCTGCGGTTCTTCTTCCGGATGTTCCTGGTCCAGTCGGCGCTGGTGTTGCCGCTGGAGCTGGTCAGCCGGCTGCATTGGGCTTTGTTGTAGGCTTTTTCGGCGGTGTCAAACTCTCGTGCTGCCTTATAGTCGGGGCAGTTGTCGTGGCAGGCGGGGCTGCGTCTTTCGCAGTTTTTGCAGGGGCG